GTACTCTTTACATCAGATGACGCAGACAAGTGGAAACCTGACCAACGTGAGCTTACACCTACCGCACTGTTTAAGTTAGCGCAAGCTGCTTTCAACTCTGGTAAGGCAGAGGAAGGTAACGAACTTCTGAAACAGATGGCTTCCATGATGGAAGAAGTGTAAGTAATTACTCATGATAGGGGAGAGTGTTAATACTCTCTCCTATCTTTTTAATAATTTAAGTTGATATATAAATATGGAAGATGACAACATAATAGATATCGTAGTAGGTAAGCTACAAAAACCAGAACACACTGGAGGTATGAAAGTTAAACGTTCAACGTATACAGAATCCACAGCAGAATCTATTAAACCTATTTTAGATAAGCTGTTAAATAATCCTACAGATGTTTTTGTACCTGTGAAAGAGTCTGGATATACTATGCGTACACTGTACTGTAAATTAAATGACGGATTAAAATGGCTTATGCAAAACACAGATGAGCCTGAGAGGTCAGAGTATTGTTTGCTACGATCACAAGTTAGCATACGTGCTGTGCATGACTCAGATAACTCTGGCGTTTTAATATATTTTAAAGAGGGTATGCGTAAGCTACGGCAGAAGTCTGGTGACGGACGTTCGTTGGAGTTTGCTACAACTGATTCAGGTAAGTGGAGACACGATGTCATACGTTGGCTGAAGAGTGCTAAAGACGGTGACATGTTTGAGAGTGGTACGCTTGAAGAGTTCTTAACAGAACAAGATGAAGCATGGATATTGCAGACGTTAGCTGGCATAGCACCCGATGCTGAGTCTGTTGTTAAAGAGAAAAGTTTTCGCATCATACGATGAGTGACTACATTGGCGTTGTATATCTTATAGCGTTTTTAAGTTTTGTAACATACAACTATTATAAAGAATGACAATTGAAGAACTACTTAACTGTAACATAGCAGAGTTGGAGAACATGTCTGACGAAGAGTTGAAAGAACACTTCAAGCCATACCTATCTGTAACACAGCCAGACCCAAACGTAGCTATAGTTAAACCGAAGCGTAAGAAGAAAGCTTCGGTTATATCGAAGAAGAAAAAACAAACTCTTGAAGAACAGATGAAAGAACTTGCAGAACTTCATGGAGTTAACCTAGAGAAACCAGCTAAAGATATTTTACCAGCAAACTTACGATAATGAATTTAACTTTAAAAAGAACCAGCGACGGTCGCTATATAGTTAAGCTAGACGCATCCCTCTACAGCCAGACAGCATGTCCTCGGCGCTTATGGTACATGGGAGCGCGTGGCCTAACCTACGAATCAAAGTCACACAAGATGGAGTATGGCACAGCGTTTCATAAAGCGTTGCAAGAATACTACACGACAGGTAACACGAAGGCATCCATCGCCACTGCGATAGAACACTTTGAACAAGATGACATACATGTACCTGACAATGACTTCCGTGACATGGGCCATCTCGTAGCCACACTCACGCAATACTTTAACACGTATGAAAAGTTTGACGGGTTGAAAGCTGACGTAGGTGATGAAGGCCCACTACTAGAGCAGCGCTTTGCTGTACCGTACTGGACTGACGGCAAGCTTATTGATGTCGTGCTGTGTGGTACTGTTGATATGATAGGTAACTACAACGGATTACCTGCGCTCATAGATCACAAGACAACATCACTCAACCAAGTTGAAAAGTATTTAGACAGCTATCAGAACTCACCTCAGATGATGTTCTACACTATGATATGGAAGCGTATGTTTCCTGACGTACCTCGCAGTGTTATCATCAACGGTATCTTTCTCAACCGTAGTGGTAGGAATAAGTTCCAACGCTCAGCGTTCATAACGTTCAGCCCTCACGTACTCAAAGAGTTTGAGCAACACTTAAAGCTGACGATAGAAACGTACGTAGCAAACCTGCTCAAGGTTATCAGAGATGGCGAAGAACCTGAAGAGACGTTCTCTCCTAACTTCACCTGCTGTGAAACTAAATTTGGTAAGTGTAACTTCTCTCCTGTGTGTACAACACCGAGGCAAGAAGATCGTGAGACTATCATAGAGTCTCTGTTCTCTACCACTAACACCTATGACCCACTATTATTCCAAGCATAATGTTAACTGATCCACAAATAAGAGACATAGCGCTGAAGCGTTTCACGATAGAAGCGCCAGCAAAATTTACAAAGGGTATGCAAGAACATAACCCTGACGGTACAAAAGGTTTGATGCGCATGGAACCCTTACAGCTTGTCGATAGCATAGCTGAAGAAGTGATAGATCAATGGCATTACATAGAATCTATTAGACAAAAGTTCTATGATCTGCTAAGTGAAAACAGACAACTGCGCAGTCGTATAATTTCCCTTGAGGAAAAATTAAAAGACAACAAGACACATGAGTAAAGCCATAATAGGAGTTGTGGGTAGTAGCGGTACGGGTAAATCAACATCCCTACGCAACTTATCTCCCGATAAAACCCATATCATAGACCTTGAACGTAAAGGTCTGCCGTTCCCTAATGCAGGGAAGTTCAACGTTGCGCCATGCGCTAACATAAAAGAGTTCGACCAAGCCTTAGACAAGGCGCTTGCCGATGAGAAGTGTGAAGTTATTGTGATAGAATCTTTCACAAAATACGTAGAAACACTCATCGCTTTAGCGCAGTCATCATTCAAAGGCTTCGATGTATGGTCATACTATAATCGTATGATACGTGCCACACTTGAGAAGGTTAAGAACGATAGAGCCATTGTAATATTCACAGGCATTGATGAGATCGTACAAGTTGCACAGCCTAGTGGTGACACATACAACGTACGCCGCATCAAGGTGCAGGGTAAGCAGCATGAAGGCTGCATAGAGAAGGAGTTCCTTATGGTACTCTTTACTGAAGTCAAGCGAGACAAGGAAGGTAATGTACGTTACGTGTTTCAAACAAACAGTGACGGCATTACATCTGCCAAGACTCCTATGGGTATGTTCAAGGATGCGTACATAGACAATGACATTGCTGTAGTTATTGAAGCAGCAAAGAAATACTACGCAGCATGAGCAACAAAGATAATGTAGCCGACTTGGTAAGAACTGTTGAGAACGTTGAGGATATTTTAAAGTATGCACAACGCGATCTAAAAGAAGCTGTTAGACAACTGCCTGAGATTACAGACGCTAATCCTATAGAGTGGCCTAGTGGTATGTTCTTAAAACAATTGTTTGATGATCTTATGTTCGCTTACGGTAAGCCCGACAATGTATACAACGAAAACCAGCAACGTAAGTTAAATGAGTTGCTGAATGTTTTGGCCTCAAAGAATATAGATACCGTAGACGAACTTATTGATAATCTGCGAACACAAGATCATAACATAAATTAATCTTAGGAGAATAACTATGCAACAAGAAGTATCAGAATACAAAGAAGTGGCTTTAGCTGTAGCGCGAGCAGCGCATGCACAGGCTAAAGAATTTGCAAGTGAACTTGATATCACATACGTAGAAGCGCTTAGCTTACTGCAGACTATCACAGTTGATAAGCTAACCTACGGATTAGCACAAACGCTTTCTTCACCTGACAATAGGAGTGCGGTCAATGAAGAACTTATAAACAAAGACGCTCCCAATAATAACAAAACTAAATAAAATGGCAGTCATCAACCTAGATGAAATCGCAGATAACGTAAGACCTTATCTGAAGAAAGACACATACTCAGCACGTATCATAGAAGCTGAGTTCACGACGAGTAAGGCCGGAGCGCCGATGATCGTTATGCAATGGGAGGTTGTAGCACCTGATGCTACTGAAGACCTCGAAGGTAAAACTGTTCGTATCGCTGGCTTACAGTTCCGTGACTATCTCTCGTTCAGTGAGAAAGCTATGGAGATAACTCTAAAGAGAGTCAAGACACTTCACCGTGCGCTTGAACTATCCGCTGAGTTCGATACGGATAATCCTAATGTAGATCAGTACGCTGGCTTAGCTGCTGACGTTACATTAGAAACTGAGCAGACCGCTCAAAAAACTGATGATGGTAGCCCTGTCTTAGATGACGACGGCAACCCAATCATGAACAACAACTATCGTTTGAAACGTGTTCTTCGTAAGAACGCTGACCACACGATA